TCGGGGGGTATGATGTAAACCTCAAAAGGTGGTTTCTGAACGTCCTCTGCCGATACATAACCCGTTAAGGTCGTTGCACTTGTAGCCTTGCCTGTCCTCTGTGACTGGATATTCAGACCGCCTGTTGACCAAGCATTTTCGAGCTTTACAACGATAAGACCGCCGCCGAGCTTGTCTATTGCCCAATAAATATCACGGAAATCTGTCATCTCAACGTCAATCCTCGGTACTATCTTTGTAACGCCATTCGCAAGCGTTGTGATATCACTTGAAGATAAAGCCCACGCAACATTCTTCCTGTTGAATGTGATATTTGTGTAGCTCATACCGCAGTCATAGCCGAGAACAACAAGACCTTCCTTTGTGTTTTCATCTGCATTGTCAACGTCAGAAAACAGATTTTCTGTTCTCGGTACGCACGTTAAGTTGATACCGCCACTTGTTACACCGATTATCTCACTATCGGTGGGCTTTCTGTACGGGTCTGTAATGTCAAAGATAGATAAAAGTACACCGGGGCGATTTGCGATATTCTCTCTAACATCGCTCGGTAATACGTTTGTATATCCCATTTTTATCTCTCCTTTCAATAAAATTCAACTGAAACGCCTATCAGTACACGCCTGATATTGTCGTTTGGGTCGCTCATTCGTTGTGCAAAAGGGCTTCTGCGATTGATAACGATATAGCCCTCATCGGTGCGGATTATTTTACCGAAATATCCGATTGTATGCTTGATAAGGTCTAATTTTTCGGATATTAAATTCCACGACTTGCCAAAATCCCATATATTAGCGGATAATGCTATTGTGCCGTCATCGAATCCATTTTCGGCGTATTCATACGTTATATACGGCAGCTCTGCATCTTCGGGTACTGTATTTTCATCATACGCATTTAAGCCAAAGCTCGCCCAAAATGCTCTGTATGCTTGCTCATTATCCATTCTGCACCTCATATTCCTCAAGCCTTACCTCACGGAGATTCAGCTTTGTTGTGCTGGGAGTTGATTTTCCGTCCTTTGTTACTACCCTGAAAGAGTCGTTTATATCGCCTTTCCTACAAATGACTGTATGCCATTTCAAAAAGTCAATAGATTTATCGACCGTCAGTGTGTAAACGCCTGTGACGCTTGCTTTTTGCGCTTCCTGCGCCTGCAAGCTGTCATCAAGCACTATAACGCCCTCGAACTGTGCGCCTATCGTATAGCCCTCTGTATAGCCGCCCCTTGTATCGTCAATGATAGATCTGTTAAGCACATTGAACGTGGAATAACCTTCCGTAGCTTGCATTATAAGTGGTAAACTCATATATATGCCCCCTAAAATACATTAATTCTGCGCCAACGTCTATATGATTTATTCAGGCGGTCAAGCCACTGCACCATAAATTCAGGCGCACTGGCAGGCAGGCTGTATGAATATCCGCCAAAGCTCTCAGACTGAAAGCCTGTGAAATTCAATCCTAATTCGTTATACTTAGCTTTGTATGCCTCCGCACTCTCGCAGAACTGTAAAAAAGCAGGCGGAACGGACATATCCCATATCGCACCCTTGAATGTTTCATCAAGCAGCATTCCACGCCCCTCGGGTGTGTTATAATACACGCCGTCATTGAGCTTGCTCCCCTTTATTGCAAAAAACTGCTTATCAATCAAAAAGTCAGTATTGCTTATCACGCCATTATCTATCGTATAGATACCAGTGTGAACGTCAGCACTTCCATTCTTCAAGAAATAGTTCTTGCAGTCCGCACAATAATTTGATATATCCATTCTTGCCGCCGCCTTTCTTAATTCTTTTTGCGCCTTTTCGGCTTGCCCTCTGTCACGCTCTCTGCGCTCTCCTGCACCGCTTTTATAAGGGGCTTACCCCTTTTATTGTTTGCGCTTGAAAGCTCGTCTACGCGCTTTGCAGAGGGCTTGTAGCCCGTTCTCGGGTATTCATCACCGACATTGTAATGATAATTGCTATCCTTCAAGTCGGTAAAAGCTGTTACAACTTTCATTATGCGCCGTCATCCTCCAATTCAAGCTCGCTAAGATCATAGGTCTGTGTAAGAGTATGTGTGCCGTCTGTTGTAACGATCTTGAACTGTTGCGCTGCGTTGTCTGTAACCTTAAATACTCCCATCTTATCGGGATCATCGATTATCTCAACAAGCCCGCTTCCCTCACTCGGGTCAAGTCCCACCTTACAAGATGTTGCATTTTCATCAATATCGCCGAATGCAAGTGCAAGGAAATTACCTGCACCCCAATCTCTTGCAAGTGCGCCCTCATCAAGATAGTTAAGTGTGCCTGTTATCTTATTCCCGGTAATGGTTACTCCGCTTTGGATATCGCTTGCAGGCGTACCCCAAAAGTCTGCGTCACCGTCTGGAGCTGTAACAGTGACGCTCGTTAAGGGTTTGTGCTTGTGATAGTACCCTTAACAACGCCCGCCGCATACTCAACAAGTATCTTAATGCCGCTCATTACAAGGCTCTCAATCTGTGCCCTGTCGCCGTCCATAATGCCCGAATTGATACCAATAAAACCAGTCTCATCAGTTGTGAGCTTAAATGCATTTGCAACATCGCCGTTCATATTGATGTATTCCATTACAAAGTTTTCCTTTGCAGTTGCAACAAAAGTGCCCTGTGTTATCTGCGATGTAATGATCACAGTGCCAAGCCCGAGGAAATCCTCAATATAGTTAAGGCCGAAAGCATTCTGTGTTGTGATCGTAGCTGTGCCGAGATATTCAGCCGCATCAAGCGGATTGATAAAGTAAACAGGCTCAACAGCATCATTCTCAAACTTAATCTGGAGCTTGCCCCAAGCGTTAGCAAGAGCAGACTGTAAGTTTGCGCCTGTTGCAGTATCTGCGCCTGTGATTGTGCCGTTAATAAAGGTAAACATATCCTTTCTCACATCAGCCTGCACATCTTTGAGCAGCTTTGCATCTGTGTCTCTGATAGCACCGTTAGCACCGCTCTTGTGGATAGCCTCTGCACTTGCAGCCTTTCTCCATTTCTTAATGCTTATCGCACCTACGGCTGTCTTTTCTGTTTCATACTGCGAAAGCGGTATTACCTCACCTTCGGGTACTGCGCCGCTCTGTAATGTGCCTGTCGTCTCGTAAACATAGAGCGTTGTGCCGTCCATAACAGGAATGCGCCTTGTTACGCCGATTATTTCAAGCAGCTTTTCGAGCGAGCCGTGTTCAAATCGTCTTACAAAGTCAACTTCTCTTACTTTCTTAAGGTCATCTGCGGTTATAAGGTTGGTCTCTGCCGCTGTAGTAATGTTATCTGCCATATTATCATTTCCTTTCTTTATTTCTTAAGCCCTAAAGCTTTCATATTCTGCGCCATAGCAGTCTGTCTTGCGCCGTCATCTTTTATCTTGTCGATATCCTCCCAGCTCATAGCCGTCTTGCTGCCGCCATTTGCAGGAGGGCTTGCAGGATTAGCACCGCTTGTGCTTGCCTTAGGCACATAGCTCGGATATTTAGCGTTTATCTTTTCGATAATTGCATCGATATTCTTTGCCTTACCCTCATCGTCAAATTCAATGCTGCTTGCATATCCTTCTTTGCTGTCAAAGATAATTGATACGGCCTCGTCAGAATACTTGCCGCTTTTAAGCTTTTCCCTTAACACTGTTTCCTTTTTCCGCTCCGTTTCCTTTGTTGCAGTTTCGGTCTTAAGCTTATCAAGGTCAGCCGCTGATGTTTCGGATTTGGATTTGTAGTCATCTCTTTCCTTTTCAGCCGCTGTCAGCTTTTCATTCGTTTCTTTTAAGTCCGCTTTGGCTTTTTTAAGCTCTTCCTTTACTTTGGAAATATCGCCCATATCAGACTTTACAGTTTCAAGCTCGTCCTCTGCCGCTGTGATTTTAGCTTTAAGTGCCTTTGTCACCTCTGTGTGTGCTGTAATAAGCTCATCGATCTGTTCGTCCTCATAGCCTTTGCTTTTAAGCCACGCTCTTGTAAATGCCATAGATTTTACTCCCTTTCTTTGTCGGCGTTTCCTTGCCGATATGACTATTATCTAAGCAACGTTCCTTTGTTGCTTGTATCTGCCATATATCGCTATATAGCACATATAAACAACAAATAGAGGACGGTTATAAACCACCCTCATAATTCGCCTTTAAGCCCTTTTTCAATCAATGTTTTATATTCATCGTTATGATTAGCCGCCGCCTTTTTCAAGGCGTGAATACCTTTCATACCGCTTGTTGTATGCCATTTGCCGTCACTGTCCTTATATCTCCACGGCGATTGTCTGCCGCCCGGTTCACTTGCATATTTGCCCGTTCCGACCTCGTTCCATACAGCGTGTTCAAGGTTTGAGCCGATAAATACAGCTTTTTCCTTGTCGCTCCCCATTGTGCCGGAATATGAACCCTCTACATCTCCTACATCTGCCTTGTATGATTTTATTGCAGTTTCGCCGCCGCTCACTGCATAGGTGATACTATTCCTATATATACCTGTATCGACTCTGCCCTCTTCGGTGATA